TAGGAACCTATGTCTAAATTCAATCCTTTCGACCCCGCAAACGGTTACAGCGAGGAGGACCGCGTCGCTCTGGAGACGAAGTGCGCCTCGCTGATTAACCGCGCCTATCGGAACCCGTTCCCTGGCGCTTCGCTTCGTCACGATGGTGCGGACAATGCAGGTATCTTCTTTGCCAAGCAGCTGGCGCACATCAAGACCAAGGCATACGACAAGGAGTTCCCGGAGCTGTCCGGCCTGAAGCTGTTCCCCCAGACAAGCGATACGGATGAGGGTGCAAGCTACATCGAGTACTACTCCTATGAGCCTGTCGGCTTCGCTGCCATCATCGCGAACTACGCTTCGGACCTGCCCCGTGTTGATGTGAAAGGCACTCCCCATCGTGCCGAAATTGTCAACATCGGTGATAGCTACGGTTACAACGTGCAGGAGCTGCGCGCATGCCGCCGGAACGCCGTTCTGGGCATTATGAAGTCTCTGGATGCTGTCCGCGCCGAAGCCGCCCGCCGGGTCTATGATGTCAAGGTGAACCACCTGATCTGGAACGGCGACGAGAAGGCAAAAATCGTCGGTATCCTTTCTTCGGATAACAATATCCCCGTCTACACACTGCAGAACGGCGCTGGTGGCAAGGCTGACTGGGCAAGCAAGACTGCCGATGAGATCGCCGCCGACATTGCCGGCATCCTGAACTATATCGACACTCTGACCCAGAGCGTTGAGCACCCGGATAGCTGGGTTATGCCGAATGACCTGTACACTGCTCTGAACCTGCGCCGCATTGACGGTACTGGTGAGTCTGTGCTGTCTTACATCAAGGAACACACCCCCCAGATTAAGAACTGGGAGACCGCTGGTGAGCTGTCCAAGAGCAACAAGGACTACAACACCACTGGAAAGAACATCGGTCTGCTGTACACCAAGGACGCCGATAAGATGTACCATGATGTGCCTATGGCATTCCTCCAGCATGCGCCGCAGGACCGCAACCTCGAAATCGTCATCAACTGTGAGGGCCGCGACGCCGGAATGGTCATTCCTTATCCGCTGTCCGCCTGCCTCGTCTACGGTCTGTAAGAAAGGAGCCTGCTTATGAAAATCAAGAATATCAGCGTGAAGCCGATTCGCATTGGCGATGTCTCCCTGCTCCCCGGCGAGATCGCACAGGTTGAGGCTGTCTATGCTGATGCAGTGGCGTTCTACATCAGCATGGGCTATGTGCAGGAAGTTGCGGAGAAGAAGACCCGTGGCAAGGCAAAGAATCCCAATGCGGAGCCTGACGCCATTGCAGAGGACACCGCAGAGGATGAGTCCTGATGGATGCCGCCGATGTAGAGGCAATCACCAAAATCGTGAAGATGGTGGGAGCTGAGTTCAAAGGGGCGTCCGATGAGGACATCAAGTTCTGGATTGAGCTTCAAGCCCCTGTTATTTCCCGAAAGAAGTTTGGCGCTGATTATAATTTGGCGCTGGCTCTTTTAACGTGCCACGCCATGAAGATGGCCGGCAGCGGCGACAACTCGCTGGGAACCATCGCCAACACTGGACGCCTTGCCAGCGTATCCGAAGGTGGCGTAAGCATTTCCTTTGCGACGTCTACTGCGGGAACAGCGGGGGACGCAGCCTATCAGCTCACATCGTATGGGTTGCAGTTCATCGAGATTCGGAACAGGCATATCGTTCCCATTATGATTCGGTAAGAGGGTGAATGTATGGCTATTGCCGGAGAATTTGGGCTCGACCTGACCCCGGAGGGAAGAGCGGCACTGTCAATGCTGGATGAACTGGAAGACATCGTTGTTGAGGTCGGATACCAAGCCGATCAAATGGCGATTGACGGCGAGACCTCGCTGGCAGAGATTGCCTATTGGAATCACTATGGGACTTTGCATAAGGATGGCTCCGTGATGATCCCGGCACGTCCATTCATGGATGCACTTCAAAAGCACCCCGATGAATTGGCGGAGTTCTCACAGCAAGCGGCGTCGAACCTCAATACCGCCGAAACTGTAGCGAGTGCAATCGGTGCTCAAGCTAGTTCTATGATTCAGGACGCTATCAGAGACGAAGATTGGACGCCTAATGCACCGATTACGGTTGATGGTGGATGGATGGTAAACGAGTACGGCAAAAATGGCCCTGTCCCAGTCCATATTGACGGAAAAGGCTCTACAAAGCCTTTGATTGACACTGGAGCCATGAGACAGCAGTGCGGATTTCGCCTCGTGAAAGGGGAAAAATGAACATCTTCAAACGGTCTTACAAAGTGCGGCGGTACGGAAGAACCAGCTGGGAAGATGGTGTGGCGTCCGCCGGGTATGAGGATGTGCAGCTTATGCTGGATGTTCAAGCCAAGACGAGACGGAACCAAGATGACCCGGCGGGCCGGACGACCACGGGAACGCTGACGGTGTACAGCGACATGGAGCTTCACCCGGCGGAGTCTGACGATCAGACGGACGGTGACCGCTTGTTCTACATGGGCAAGTGGTACGTCTGCAAGTCGTCGATTTACTGGGGGAACACTATTCTGTCGCACTGGATTTCGGAGTTTGAGGCGGTCGATGGCGAGAATGAAAGGGGGAAGAGGGACGATGACGGAAGCCGAGTGCAGGGCCGAGATTCGTAAGTTTTTCATGGAGCTTTACCCTGCCTGCACGGTCATTTACGCTTACCCCGGCAATGCGGCCCGCCCGCCTGCGCCCTACGTCGTGCTTGACTTTGATGCCGCCGACAGTTCTCAAATTGACGAATACGTAGATGATGGGATTTTGCAGCAGACATGGTACATGAGCATGCCGTTTTCTGCGGAGCTGGTTGCGCAGAGCAAGGTGGTTCATGGCGGCGGAGTAAAAAAGGCTCTTCTGTCAACGGCTGTTGATGACCTTGCCCAGAGTATCCGCTTTTTCCAAAGCTCCTACGCAGAAGATAAAATGCGTCTGCTGAACATTTCGGTAACGGCCACAGGAAACCCAGAGCAGATCCATAACAGCGTGTCCGGTGTGGAACGGGCGCGCTGTTCTTTTTCTGTGGATTTCGTTCAGAACACGAAGGAGTATGCAGCACTGCATCCACAGGACGGTGCGTACATTGCCGACCACGACAGCGCGGCATCGAAAGAGCTTGCAGATATGCAGGCTGGATATTTCACAGAAGTTGAAATTGAACCACAAATCAAGGAATAAAGGAGTGAGAGCATGACCATTGACCAAATCATCAAGGTCGATATTGCCATTTCGGAAGCAATGGCAATCGACGGCGGCTATGACACCATCCTTATCATCGGCCCCCTGCCGAAAACTCCCGGCGGTCATATGACTCCCGATGTTGCTGGTTATACCGGTACGCAGGATCTGAAGAGTGCCGGCTTCTCGACGGACGACCCGGTTTATATCGCCGCATCCAAGGTCTTTGCCCAGTCGCCCAAAGCTACCATGGTGATGGTGGCTGTTCAGAAGACAACTTCCGGATCGGCGGAAAAGGTAGATGTTACTCTTGACCGCGCAAAGGCGGTTCCGGGCTGGTACTGCATCTGTCCGGCAGGCATCAAGGAGGATTTTTACCAGAGCATTGCAGACTGGACGGAATCCAATGAGAAGTTCTGCGTCTGTGAGACTACTGGAATTTCCGCATCGCCGGTCTCAGATGCGATGTTCCGCACGGCCGTCATTCATGCAACGAAAGAAAACGACTGCGTGAATGCGGCATATGCGGCCAAGTTCTTGTCGTATGAGCCGGGCAGCGAACTGTGGGCGTATAAGTCCCTCAGCATGGTCGAGGCGCAGAGCCTGTCCACCACGGACATCGCCAGCTTGGAAAGCCGCAATGTCTCGTACTACACCACCATCGGCAGTCAGGCAATGGTACAGGGCGGCAAGGTGTCCGCAGGCGAGTGGATTGATACTATTCGCTTCCGTGACTGGCTCAAGACTCAGATTCAGCAGAATGTTATCAATTTGATGCTGTCTTTACCCAAGGTTCCTTATACGGATCCCGGTATCGGGCTGGTTCAGAATGCCGTGACTGCGGCGTTGGATGCAGGCGTGGAAGCGGGTGGCATCGCACGGCCGTCTAGCGATGAAGCAACTGGAACTATTACCCCGTCCTATACCATTACCGTTCCGAAAGCTGCAGAGCTGGATGCGGCAACACGCAAGACCCGCGTGCTGCCGAAAGTGAAGTGGTCGGCACAGTTGGCTGGTGCGCTGATTGCAACGGAAATTGGCGGTACGTTGAACTATTAAGCGAAAGGAGATGTGTTAAATGGCTCGTGCCGATGTTCACGTTTATTCTTTTAAGAATGTCATCTGCGCAATCGGCTCCCATATGCCGAGCGGCTTTGCAGGTGATAACTGTATCACTATTACGCCGCAGGGTGACGGTATCACCGATGAGGCGGGCGCCGATGGCGAAGTCGTAGTCTCCAACTCCGATGACCCTCGCTATGAAGTTAAGATGATTTTTATGTATGGTTCCAAGTCAAACGCAGTTCTGCGTAAGCTCTACAATCTGCAAAAGCAGTCCTCTGGAGGCTATTTCTTCCCGCTGATGATTCGTGATTTGGGAGATAACCCCCAGTTTACGGCATCTAAGGCATGGGTGTCCAAGCCCGCGCCCATCATGTACGGCGCAAAAGGCGGCAATCAGGAGTGGACCATCCGGTGTGTGGGCGAGTTTGCCCCGGAATAAGGAAAGGATGATGTAACATGAAAATGAAACGGATGGAGATGCGCGATGTCTCCATTGGCGAATACCAGTTCAAGATTCGCCCGTTTGGAGCTAAAGACGCCCTCTATATTTTTGGTGACGTGGCGTCTATTCTCCTGCCCATCCTCGGCTCTGTGGCTGTGGCAAGCGATGATAAGGATGCCGTTGAAATGGAAATGTTCGACGGCGTGGATTTGGACACGGAATCCTTGACGAAAGCGCTGGGCCGCATTAACGGAAAAGCGCTTTCTAAACTGGTTTCTGAGCTTATCATGGAGCACAGCAATGTGAGCTATCGAGACCCGGACAGAGGGTCTTATCAGCCTGTCACTGAGGATGAGTTCGATGAGATTTTCTGCCAGTACCTTGCAGGAGTGTTCTCGCTTTGCGCTGAGATTATCAAACTGAATTTCAGCGGTTTTTTCAAAGATGCGAGCACCCTCTTTGGAGGCCTTATCAAAGTGCGCCGGGGGGATCGCTCGAAGAATACGGAGAATTCGACAACGAACGAGTTACAGACCTCGAATGGGTAATGTATACCCTAATTCGTGAACGGGTCGCATCCATGTATGAGCTGACCTATGTTTACAATCTGGATGAGATGCTGAAGCTGTATGACCTGATTATGATGCAGCGCGACATTGAGTACAGTAGGAGCCAAAAAGAGAGAGGGGGTGAGTAAGTGCCAGCGGCAAGAGAGACGGTCATCGGAAAGTTTGTAAACCAGATTCTGTTCAAAGTTGATAAAAGCTCCATCAACGAGGCGAAAAGCGCCATTGGTGAGGTGAAAAGCTTTGCGGCTAAGGCTCTTGGCGTCATCGGAATTGGATTCTCTTTTACGCAGCTGAGCAGCATAGCAGAAGAATTTGGCGGCATTAACGATGTAATTCGCGGAGCAACCCGCGAGTTGGGAGACCAAGCGGAAATCCAGCAAAAGATTCTGCAAGGGGCTCAGGATTGCCGTGAAGAATACGGGGTTATGGCAGGGGACGTGACAAAGCTGGTGCAGCTGAACAGCAAACTGTTCCCGGTTGATGATGCCGTAAAGTTTGTTTCGCTTGTCGAAAAACTGGAAAAGGGATCCGGCAGAGAGACGAATCTTGACAGCACCATGAGCGTGCTGCAAAAGGCCATCTCTTCGGGCAAGCTGGACAAGTCTGGCTTTTCCAACTTAAAGACAGCAGCCCCAGAGGTTGTAAAAGCCATTTCGTCTGCAATGGGGGTGTCCGAAAAGCAACTTCAAAATCTGGCAGAGAGCGGAAAACTTTCCGCAAAGCAACTGAAAGAAGCGTTTTTCGCGGCGGAAAGTGACATTCAAAAGAACTTTGATGAACTTGGTTTTGGTATCGGGGACGCTCTTACCTATGTCAGAAATCAGTGGGGACTTTGGATTGCGGGCATGGACGATATGCTCAATATCACGACCCGCATTGGAACCGAAATAAAAAATATAAGTGATTTTCTGATAGGAAAAGCACAAAAATTCACATCGTGGCTCAAGAGTGTTTCGGATAAGCTGGGCGGCGTGGAACAGCTACTGAAGTTAATTGCGCTGGCAGCGACGGCACTTTTTCTCGCAACAAACGGGAATAAGGTGCTGTCGTTCCTTGGCGGGGCCGTAAAGTTGCTAAAAGGATTTAATGTTCAAACGGCGCTCGCAGCCGCAAAATGGCTTCTGTTGTTCCTTGTGCTGGAAGATGTTTTTACTTTCCTGCAAGGCGGAGACAGCGTTTTTGGGCGACTCTTAAGCGATGCTGGCGTGGATGTCGATGCGCTCAGAGAAAAAATCTCGAATTTCTTCTCTGATGCAAAACAATTCGGAAAAAATGCCTTTGATAGTCTGAAGCAATTCTGGAGTGAGCACGGCGATAACGTGCTTGCAGTTCTGCAATGGCTGTGGCAGGGACTTGTTGACCTGAGCGCGGATATTATCACGCTGGGCAAACATCTGTTTGACCTGTTGGCGGGTCTGATTACTGGATTCCAAACAGGAGACTGGACACAATTTTTGGCTGGATGCAAGGAACTCTGGCAAGATTTCCTTGATGTGCTGAACGGAATTGGAGGCGCCGTATTTGGCGACCTGTGGGATCCACTCAAAGAGAGTGCGCAATCAATGTGGAACTGGCTGAAAGGCTTTTTTGGCTGGTTCGGTGAAAAAATTGAATGGGCGAGAAATCTGTGGGATGGCATTACAAACTTCTTCAATGGCGGCAATGACAGCCCATCCGACTTTGACGGAATGGGCGGCGGCAAGGGCCCTGGTGGTGCTGGACGTGCCAATAAAAATGCCACCAGTGCATTTGTTGCCGGTGGCAGGCCGGTGTCTACAACAACTGCCGCCCAGAGACCAATTTCCAGCACCACAAACAATAAGACCGTTACGGTAAAGCAGGAGAACCGTCAGACTTACACATTCAACGTAAGCGACAGGAATGCGGCATCTAAGCTGCAATCTGAGGTCAGCTCTCAGTCCTCGCAATCCACCGGTGATCTCGCACGTGCGCTCACATACGGGAGGTGATGCCTATGGCCGCAACACAGCCTGCTCGACTTGGTGAATTTGAGTTTGATGCAATCATCAAGCGCCCGGAAACATTGTCAAGTAAAATTCCTGATTATGCCACAGAGGAAGGATACTCGGTTAGTGATAACGTCTGCTTAGAGCCTGTGACACTTGACGTGGAGGCGGTCGTTTCCAATGCACCGGTCACATGGGCCGACCGGCATGTAGCTTCGTCAAGCCGGGTGGAAAGCGCAATCGAAGAACTGCGTCAGATGTGGAAGAAAAAGGAGCCTGTGACCTTCACGGCG